GGCTACTAAGATAAGAAACAATGGACACAGGCAAAGCGATTTACTACCTGCTAAAAGACAGCGATGCCGTCGGCGCCATTGTCAATGACCGCATCTATCCGGAGATAGCACAGCAAGACGCTGACGCTCCGTTTGTTGCGTACACGATAACCGACACCACGCCCAGCGGCACCAAGTCGGGGAGCAGTGACCTGGACACCGCACGCGTAGAGCTGTACATGATCAGCCCCGACTACGCCGAATGCATGAGCTTAGGCTCTGCCGTCCGCGGTGCGCTCGACCGCGTCAACGGAAACGTCGGGCCAGTGGGCGGCGAGGTTGCTGTGCAGAGCATAGACTTCGACAGCTCTGACGTCGAGTTCGACACTGATCAGCGCGTCTACGTCTTAGAGCAGGTCTATAACATCCGCGTGCAGCGCACCGGCACCGCTGTCAGCTACGCCACCATACCCAGCAACAGCATCACCGTCGAGGAGTTTGACGGCACACCGACAGGCGCAGTCAACAAGCTGATATTTACTAACGGCACCGTCACCCTTGCTGGCAGCACTGCGCGCATCACTAGCGGCGGCTCGCTAACTATCCAAGAAGCCGACGGCACCCCGTCGGGGACGGCCAGCACTATCGTGTTCCCTAACGGCACAGTCAACTTATCAGGCAGCACCGCCACGCTCGACCTCTCGCTGGACACGCTCGACACCAGCGGCATACTTGAGCAGATAGCTGAACAGCTAGCCGACGGCTTCGGCGTTAGCAGTAGCGACTTCCCCAACGGGCTTATCGGCGACTTCAACCAAGACGGCTATGTGGGTAGTGCTGATCTGCTCATTTTCATCACGTACTTCGGCGAGAACTTAGACGGCCTCCCCACTGAGCGCGCCGCGCGTTTGACGTCAGCCTTCAACGCTGGCACAGACGCGCCCCTTGACTTGGTACGAAGTATCAACAGCGAGACCGCCGACCGCGAAGGCGACGTGAATCTAAGTACCGGCCAGATACCCGAAGGCGCGAACCTGTACTACACTGATGCGCGCGTAGACCTGCGCATTGCAGCTGCGCTTCTCAGCGACCTTAGCGACACGCCCAACGGCATCGGCACAGCGGGCCAGGTGCTGGTGGTCAACGCTGGGCGCACGGGCTACGAGTTCGCCAACCAGCCGACAATACCTGATCACAGCATCTACGTGCAGACGGTCAACAACGAAGAGCCAGACGGCGGTGGCGATGTTACGCTAACGACGGAACTGATTAACGAGGTGGCGCCCAACCTGTACTATACAGATACGCGCTTCGACACCAGGTACGCCACTAAGACGCACTATCACGATCGCTACGCCACCGAAGCTGAAGCCGAGCGCAGCGGCGCCACGGCTACGCTAGAGATTTACTACACCGCGCGACCTGACGGCGACGGGTATGCCGAGAGCGAAGTGAGCGACGTCGGCGAGACGGACACAATCAACCGCACGCTCTACTACGCGACCAAGTTCGAAGCCGACCCCGACACCGCTGGCGACTGGACCGAGTACACCACGCAGCCAGCAGACAACGCCACGTTTGCTACGGCCAAGGCTGCGCTACTTGCCGGCCTCAACGATACCGACGCCACAGCTGAGACGCGCGGCACCTTGCCGCTGTCGCTGAAGATGGTGCGCACGACGACGGCGCCAGCGAGCAACCTACTGCTGGACGACTACCCCAACGCAGCGGCAGCCTACAGCGTGCGCAAGTTGGACAAAGACTATACTGGCTACTGCATGAAGGTGCGCGAAGACAGCGGCAACACTGAGGCCGACATAGGTTTTGACGGTAGCGGCGACCTAGATACTGCAGCCATCGCCTCGCATTGCGGGAGCGCAAACGGTTACGTGGTCACCTGGTACGATCAGAGCGGCAACAGCGAGGACGTAACGCAAAGCACGGGCGGCGACCAGCCTAAGATATACAACGGCACAGCTGTCGTTACTGATAATGGCAAACCGGCATTGGAGTTCGACGGCTTGAATGACGATTTCACTATAGACAATACCAGTTTAGATATTGGCACTTTGTCGTCGTTTATGGTTGGCCGTTTTGCATCAACAGCTAGTCAAATAATGCTTTCACTCAGTGGCGGCACAAGCCCTGTCGACAAGCGTTGGTATATGGGCTATGTTGCTGGTGGTAATATCAATTTTGGTTATGCATCGGCCTCGACTGCATTTAGCACAACTTATAACACCAATCAAAACCTACTGACAATGATTGCCGGCACCACGCAAGGCAACGCAAGCGCATTTGTAAACGGTAGCACTTTAGGTACAGCGACACGCACAACGGGCGTTAGTAGTAATCAGCAAGCGCACATCGGCGCTTTCAATAACCAATTTTACACCAACGGCACGATCCAAGAACTAGTGTATTACAGCGCCGACCAATCGAGCAACCGCACCGGCATCGAAAGCGACATCGACACTTACTTCAGCATAACCTAATGGCTACCGTCTACCTCCCCGTCACCGAGCGCATCAACCTCACCAGCGAAGAGCGCGCCAAAGGCATCAGCCGCGAGCTGTACAACCTGAAGTTCCCGAAGGTGCTGCACGAGCCTGGGCGCACGACGACGATGCTACTGGCTACCATCCAGCACCCGGAGACGGGCGAGTGGGCATGCGTTGGCGATACAGACTTGAGCATTGTTGTCCACCCGCAACGCGACCTCAATGCGCTGGTGGCTTTGTTTCCTCAGCTCACCACAGAAGAGCGCAGCGCGATGACGTACTACATAGCTACAAGCGAGGTGGTTCTGTTCCAATACCTCATGCCTAGCGACTCAGAAGTTCTTACGCAAGAACAAGCAGAAGCGGCGGGATGGTTCGGTGATTCGCTGTAAATTAGAAGCATGGAATTTATTTTAGCAAACTGGGCTGAGCTCATCATTGCGCTTATGGTGTTTGCCAAGGTGATCGTGAACCTCACGCCGAGCATTAAGGATGACCGCGTCTTTGCGTACATCGACCTGCTGCTAAACGCCATCATTGCGAACAACACTAAAGAGAAAGAATAATGGCTATTTTGAATGGCACAGTTTACCTGCTCCAGGTAGACGGCACAGCTTTGACACATCAAACTGAGGGCAGCATCTCCGTTAACATGGAGACGCGCGACGCTTCCACTAAGAGCAGCAGCGGCTTTCGCGACCTGCTCCCCGGCCAGCGCTCCGGTAGCATCAGCGTCAGCGGCCTCGTTGAGGATGCTGGCACTAGCGCTGTCGAGGTTATGATGACGGCATTCACTGGGCGCACTGTAGTGGCTTGCATCTTCGGCCTCGACGCCGCCACAGGTAGCGACCCCGAGCAGAACTTTACAGCTAACGGCTACATCACCAGCATGGAAGTCAGCGGATCCACTGAGGACAACGTCACGTACAGCATGACGATCGAGCTCACTGGAACTATCGCCCTGGACACCACCGCTGAATGAAGCTGACGCTTAGCGGTAAGGAGTTCACGCTCCGCTGTGATATGCGCGCCCTGGCTAACGCTAAGCGCGAGTCCGGCATTGACATTAACAAGCTGCAGGAGGATGCTGTGCAGATTGGTTCGCTCGTTTACTACATGGCACAGTCTGGCGCCAAGCACGCCGACGTACCATTTAAGTATGCGCTTGACGACTTCCTCGGCTTGATTGACATGAGCGATATACCTGCTATGACTGAGGCGCTTGTTGCCTTGATCGGTGCAGGCGCGGAAAAAAAAAGCGAAGGGTAAAGCGCTAACGCTTGACGACTGCATGAAGGTGGGGCTTGGGCAGATGTGCCTGAGCCCCTCTGCATTTTACGACATGGAGCTTGACGAGTTCCTCATTGCAGCAGCAGGCTTCTACGATCTAGAGCAACACCGCCAGCGCTCAGACTGGGAGCGCACCAGGTGGCTGGCGGCAATTGTATTACAGCCACATGCAAAAAAAGGAACACGCATAAAGCCAGAGGATATAGCTAAATTTCCGTGGGAGAAGAAGCAGAAGAAAACAGCCAACAATAAGATGCTGGCGCACACGCTAAAACAATGGAGTAAGGATGCCTAAACTTTCAGAACTCAAAGTTGTCATCGGCCTGGCCAAGGACGGATTGCGTAAGCTCAACCAAGACCTGCGCACCACTAAAGGCAAGTTCAGAAAGAACTTTGGCGAAATCTCTGACCTAGCCAACAAAGCTGGCCGCGCCATCCTCTTGGGCATGGCCGCAGGTCTCACGGCAGTCGTCAAGGCTGGCGCCGACATGCAGAAGATTGAGGTTGGCTTTCGCTCCATTATGGGTGGCGCTGAAGGCGCTTCCAAGATGGTCGATAAGCTGAACGCGTTCACAGCTACAACGCCATTTCGCCTTGAGGAGGTAGCGTCAAGCGCTCGCCAACTTATCGCTGTTGGCACTGGCGTGGACGACGTCAACGATCGCCTGCGCATGCTCGGCGACATTGCTGCGGCATCGGGCAACAGCGTTGGCGACATCAGCGCAGCCTTTGCCAAAGTGCAAGCGAAGGGCAAAGTTGAACTTGAGAACCTTAACCAGTTAGCTGAGCGCGGTATACCCATCTTCGCTGAGCTGAAGAAGGTAACGGGCGACGCGAACATGGAGTTTGGTGCGGGCTCTGTGTCTGTCGCGGACTACAACCAGGCGTTGGCTAACATGGCGGGCGAGGGCGGCTTTGCCAATGACGCCATGAACAACCTGTCAGAGACGGTTAGCGGCAAGTTCAGCACAGCAATGGACAACCTCATGCTTGCCATGGGTGACTTTGCAGAAAAGACAGGACTGCTCGCAGGCATCACCGACGCGCTTGATTCCGCGACAGTTACGCTCGCTCGCTTTGCAACTGGTAACGATGACGTGAACGCCAGCCTCGCGCAATCGGAGCAGCTACTGCAAGACCTAGACAAAGCACACAAAGGCAACGCCCAGTCTTTAAGTGAGCAAGCCGATGCTCAGGTTACAGCAGCGCGCAAGCTCAACGCCATCCTCGGCACAGATGAAAGCGCCATGGCTTTGGCTAAAGCTGTGGATGTTGCCAGCAAAGCGTGGGACGTCTACATGGAGAGCTTGACTGCTGCTAGCACTTTAACAAAGGATCCTGCTCAGATTATTATTGATCAGTTCGATGCTTACAATGACGCTGGCCTAAAGGCTACCCACACCAGCTCGTTGCTCACTGCTCAGCTCAAAGACCAAATATTTACCACCAAGGAAGCCGCCGACGCGATGGCAAATCTGAACGATGCGTTCGGACTGCAGGGCTTTACAGGCACCTTGGAGGATGTTGCTATGGACGAGGAGGAGATGGAAAGCGAGGACACCGGGTGGATGGACGACTACGCGGCACGCCTCAACCGTTTGAAAGAGGTTGCAGCAGAAGTAGGCCAAGGCATGCAAGACGCTTTCAACTCAGCTGCTCAAGGCATGGTCATAAGTGCCGGCATGATAGCTGGCGCTATGATGGCTGGCACAGCAAGCGCTAGGGACATGGGTAACATGGTGCTGCAAAGCATTGCCGGACTAGCTGTACAGATTGGCCAAATTGCAATTGGTACAGGCCTTGCCATTGGTGGCATAAAGAAAGCACTGCAAACGCTTAACCCTATAGTCGCTGTTGCCGCTGGCGTTGCCTTGGTTGCTTTAGGCAGCTTCGCAAAAGCAAGCCTTGCTAAATCAGCAGAGATGTCCGGCATTCCGCACATGGCCGAAGGTGGACTCTTTACCGGCAGTAGCCTCGCGATGGTCGGCGAGGGGCCAGGCACCAGCATGGCAAACCCCGAAGTGGTGGCGCCACTCGACAAGCTGCAAAGCATGTTAGGCGGAGGCAACGTAAACGTAACCGGGCGCCTCGACGGGCGCGACATACTCATAAGCAGCGAGCGGAGCAACTTCGACCGCAGCCGCGTAAGAGGATTCTGATGGCAGGCGAAAGACTATTTAGCGAGTTCACTGACGACGACGGCAACGACTGGCGCGTAAGTATCTACGACACTAACGCGACGTGGAACACTGCCAACCGAACCAGCTTCGTGCTCGGCGGCGAGGGCTTCGTGCTTAGCTACAGCGGCAACAACGAGCAGCAGTTCCAGCCGATCATTGGTAGCTCTGTGGAGTTCACGCTCTACGAGCAGACCAGCGACGACACGCAGACGCTTGACTTGATGTATAGCTTTCCCGAAGGCCGCTTGCTGCTGAACATCTACCGCGATCCCGACGGCGACAACGAGCTGTACTGGCGCGGCGTCATCTTAGCTGAGCAGGTGGAGCGCGCCGACGAGCCCACGCCTACTGCTGTCCGCATCACCGCCAGCGACGACCTCGCCAATCTCAAGGATGTAGACTTTAGTCTCAGCTTGGGCGACGTTGGCACTTCAGGCTTGCAAGTGGTCAAGCAATGCATTCGCTGCCTCGGCGCCTTGCGCACCTACAGCCTATGGCTTGACACTGAACCGATATTTAGATACATCAACGACACCGAGCTTCACGCCACCGACGACGACACCGACCCGCTGGCTGAGATTATAGCACAGACGCCCGTGAAGGTGCTGGACGATGGCACCACCGAGGCGCACAACTGCTACGACATACTGAGCAGCCTAGCCACCTGCTTCAACGCTCGCGTGTTCCAAAGTGAGGGCGTCTTTTGGTTCTGGCCTATCAACGTACACCAGCGCGTCAGCGACGCCGAAGCTGTAGGCTCTGTCGTCAAGCAGTACGACAAAGACGGCGACAGCGTAGCGTGGGCAATCGCTGACATACTCACGTTCAACGCCAACTACAAGCAGATCAGCGGCACCGACTGGCAGAAGCTCGCCGGCCATACGTTCACGCACCTGCCGCCCGTGCGCAGCGTCCAGCGCACCCGACGCTTTGACGGCAACATGTACGTGGTGCGCGGCAATGACGACACTATAGTGACCAGCGGCGTCAACATCACGCTTGCTGATACGGATCGCACGTATGAAGTCGGCACCAAGTTCCGCGTCAGCGGCACAGTAGAGTTCCAGGTGTCGCCTGATGCTACGTTTGACTTCGGCTTGCCGGAATCGCGCGTGCACATTTTCGTGGAGATACTGCTCAACGCTGACGCCAAGTACTACCAACCTGAGGAGTGGACGACAGACAGCACCGACAGGTATGTGATTGACGTGGCAGCCTTCGACCGCAGCAACGGCGCCAACATCAACACGTCATACAGCTTCATCACTGATACGCTACCCACTGAGGAGGACGGCCTGGACTGCACGGCTGTAGTAAAGTTCTTCAACGAGGCCGCGCCAGCTGTTGACGTCACCAGCAGCTACACCAGCGAGGACTTCTTTATCGACTTTGGCGTTGAGGTAGTAGATGACAACGGCGGCAACGCTGACCTGCTCACCTACCGCGCTACGCATACCAGTGACAACACGTTAGAGCTGAACCAGGGCGAGGTGCTATTTGGTGACAACATTGCGTTCAGTGCCCAGGGCAAGCTCTTCACTTTTGACGGCAGCTTAAACCGCGTTGAGAACGACTGGAAGAGCACGCAGAGCGCTGGCCCGCTACCCATCCACAGGCTTGGCGTCAACGAGGCGCTCGCCCGCCAGAAGTTTGCTACCAAGATTCACCGCGGTACGGTGAGCAATGTCGTGGAGATGTGGCACACCATCGTTGAGGATAGCGAGTACTACGTGCCTTTTCAGCTCAGCATAAACATGAACCGCCGCGAGACGACAGTAGAGCGCTATAAGATTGCTTACGACAGCAGCGGCATCACCAGCGCCGACGACCCACCCCGCAGCGATGGCTTCATTCGTGGCGGCACCTTAGACCTCATCCAAAGCAGTGCGCTCACCGTCACCCAGCAGGTGCAACAAGCGAGCCGCGAGGCTGGTGGCTTCCCG